GGCAGTTGCTCCAGCAACAGGATATATCCTTTCTTGGAGTGGAACTGATTATGAGTGGGTAGAGCAAGCTGGCTCAGGCGCATCATATACAGATGCTGACGCTATTACCGCTGTTACTGGTGCTGATTTAGATATGGGCGGTAATAAAGTATTGTTCGGTAATGTGTATTCAACCTTAGGTGATTTACCAGATGCTGGAACATATCACGGTATGTTCGCACACGTACATAGTACTGGTAAAGCATACTTTGCACATTCTGGTTCTTGGCAAGAACTTGCAAACGCAGGCGCAGGTAGCGGTGGTAGTAGTCTTCAAACAAGAACTAATGCCAATGGTACAACTGCTTCAATTGCAAACGGTGTTTCAACATACCTAGACATTACAGGATTTAAAACTTATTCACTATTAACAATTGAGACAAGTCACGCGGCTTGGGTAACAATTTACGCTAATGGTGCAGCCCGCGTAGCTGATGCTACAAGAGATGAATTTACTGATCCTTTACCAGACGCAGGTGTTATTGCTGAAGTAATTACAACAGGTGCGGAAACTGTAATGATCGCACCAGGAATTACTGGTTTTAATTTAGAAACTACACCAACTACAAACATTCCAGTTAAAGTAGAAAGTAAAGCTTCAGGGTCAAACGCTATTACAGTAACACTTAATATTCTACAGTTAGAGGCGTAAGACATGCAACTAGAATATATCGTCGCACTTCATAATAAGGAAGATCTTGAATCTTTCTATGAAGACATGGAAACCGAAGGTGGTGATTTATTCATTCCAAACCGAGCTGTTGAATTAACTGAAAGAAGATTAATTAGTCGTAACACTCACTATATGCTAACTCCTGATGAGGTAGAGTTAGTTAAGCAAGATGATAGAGTAGCTGCTATTGATTTAGCCGTACTTAATGATTTTGTTGTACCCGACGGTTATCAAATAGATGAAAAGTTTTCTAAAGACAACTTCGCAGATATTACTGATACGAACTGGGGATTACTCAGACATAGTGAAGAACTAAACAGATCTAATTGGGGTGCTGATGGCACAACTAATATTTCTGATGAGCTTACTATTACTGGTTCAGGCAAAAACGTTGATGTTGTAATTGTTGATGGCCACATTGACCCAGCTTGTCCAGAGTTTGCTGTAAACTCAGACGGATCTGGAGGATCACGTGTAATACAATTTAACTGGTTTTCTTTAAATCAGCAAGTAACAGGCGCAAATGCTGGAACTTACTTATACGAAACCAATAATAGTTATACCGATCCATCAAACGTTCAAGAAAATAATCACGGTATGCATGTAGCCGGAACTGTTGCCGGTAATACTCAAGGTTGGGCTCGCGATGCAAACATATATAACATTTATCCATATGGCAATGGACCAAATGGCTCTCTTGGCAGCGGCGGATTAGTTTGGGATTTTATAAGAGCATGGCATAATTCTAAACCAATTAATCCTGAAACTGGTAGACGCAATCCTACAATTACAAACCACAGTTATAACTCTATGTTATTTCCAGGGCACGCAACGAAAAGCAATGGCTTTGGTCTTATAGAGGCCATCAATTATAGAGGTGCAGATTTCGATCCTGGTAGACCTTTAACAGTTGCAGAATTACAAGCACGTGGTTGTTACGTTATTGGAACAAATGCTAATATGGATATTCCAATATATTTTACCACAAGATTTAGCGATATTGACGATGCGCACGATGATGGTATTATTAGTACAGGGTCTGCCGGTAATAATTCTTGGAAAATAGTAAACGGCGGTGATCAAGATTTTAATAACCTTGCAACGTGCCAATATGAAGTTCTTCCAGGACAGTTTATTGATTTCGATTTTTATATCCACAGAGGTAGCGGCGCTCAAGCTGCCCACCCAAATCAAATAGCCGTTGGTGCGTTATCAAATGATGTTGACGAAGCAAAAGCTAACTTTAGTAATTGTGGAAACAAAGTCACTGTATACGCAGCCGGTGAAGGTATACAAAGTTCATTGTTAACAGGCGGTCAGGCTGACCCTAGAAATGGTGCGTATCAATTAGGTAAATTGCAAGGAACCAGTATGGCAGCTCCACAAGTTGCTGGCATCTTAGGTTGTTTAGCAGAACACTGGCAAAACATAAACCAGGGCCGGGCGATAAATTATCTAATAAATAATTCGGTCGAAGATGAGATGTACAACAGCGATATCGATGATCCTATGGAAATCGAAAGCCTTCAAGGCGCACCTAATAGAATAGCTCGCTGGTATAATCAAAGACAAGAAGGCGGAAACAATTTCCCAAGAAGAAATTTTAAATTAAGAACTACGACTGGCGTTTGTTATCCAAGACAACGTATTCGTAGAAGAGGCTAAAATTGTTTATAAATATTACAAAAGCTAGGGTAAAGTGAAATGGCAAAAATTTTAACAACTAAAATGAAGTCCGATACTACTAGGCAGTTCTATCAAGATTTGCTTAATAACGAGTTCTACTTCATGATTTCTTCAACCGTTATTGGCGAGTTGAACAGAAAGTCTGCCGTTAACTCTTTGAGCTCTAAAATGGATTTTAAAGAAGGCATTCTTTTTGGTAAGCAAGTATTTGAAAGTGATATTAAATTCATGATCAGATATTATCCTTGGCAAAAAGATGCGTCGTATACTCAATATGACGATCAAGTTGATTTAGAAGGAACAAACTTTTATTCTGTAGTAGGTCCAACGAACAACGATTCTGGTGACTATAGAATTTATAAATGTTTATCTAATAACAATGGTGCTAAATCAACAGTTCCACCAAACTTTAATCCTACGACAGAAGAACAAATTTACAGAATGCCAGACGGTTATGTTTGGAAGTTCATGTATTATTTAACAGAGCAGGAATTTGAAGCATATAATGCTGCTGGTTATATTCCGCTAAATGGTACTTTTGAAATTAATCCTGATCCTGATGGAGATGCTAATAATGTAATTTCAGGTTCAGAAATTTCTGATATCTTTGTAGAAAATTTCCTTGATAATCAGGGTTATCCTGAATTAGCAAACGGCGTAATTTCTTCACCTCCTCAAAGCGATGGAACACTTATACTTCTTGCTACGGATCCTAGCGAAATTAGTAACTATTATGCGGGTATGTCAATCTTTATAACTACACCAAACGGTGTTTCTTATACATATGTTGTTGAAAGTTCTATCTGGGATGGAGCAGCTCGTAGATTACGAGTAAAATGTATTGGTGATCCAAAGACTGATGGGGTTGTTATTAACTCAGGCGTTAAAATATTACCAACAATTAAAATTTCAGGTGATGGCGAAGGTGCCGTTGCTATTCCAAGAATTGTAGATGGTAGAATTACTAATATCGAAGTATTAAAACCAGGCAAAAACTATAATAACGTAGTAGCATCAGTTCTTGATCCTAACTATGATTGGGAACCTGAAGAAGAAAATACAGTAGATATAAGAGCAACACTAAGGCCAGTTCTTTCTCCAGAAGGTTATCACAACTTTAATTTAATTGATGAAATGCATTGCCGAAATGTAATGGTATATTCTTATATTACAGAAACAGATAATAATCAAATTGGATCCACTAATACTTATTCAGCTATTGGATTAGTAAAGAATCCAGAATTTACAGTAGACCCTGAAACAGCAAATACTGCATCACCTGATGTATTTGATAATAGATTAGAAATTACAACTGACGATTTTGCGAAGTTCGAAATAGATAATATTGTTACTCAAACAGATATCGATGGCCAAGTAGATTTTAGTGCTAGAGTACATGAAGTTGTGGCAAGTTCAAATACAGTATTTCTCTGTAACTACATGGGACCGCAGATAAATACATCTAATAACGACATCTCGTTGGATTATAGTAAAGATCTAATTAGTGCGACAGGACAAAGAATAAAGATAAATACACCAGTAGCTAATAATGTTATTGAATCAAGATATACTCAAAGATCCGGAACGGTATACTTCATGGAAGACTTCTTCCCTCTAACCAGAGAAAAGTCCTCAAGAGAAGAATATAAATTGGTCTTAGAATTTTAAGGAAACTCAGATAGATGCCTATTAATACAAATTTAAATATTGCACCATATTTTGATGACTTTGATGTCGAAAAGCAGTTCTATAAGATTCTGTTTAAGCCAGCTTATGCAGTTCAAGCACGAGAGCTGACTCAACTTCAAACGATTCTTCAAAATCAGGTCGAGCAATTCGGAGATAATATCTACCAGGAAGGTACTATTATCAAGGGTTGTAACTTTACTAATCTAAATGGATTAGAATACGTAAAGCTAACAGACAAAACCGGTTTTGATGTATCATCATATGTGTCGGGTCCAAGTACTGCAATCATCGATGGTGCGGAAACAGAAGTAGATGTTGTATACGAAATATCAAACGCTGCTGGCCTTAAAGCTAACATCATTGCTGCTACTCGTGGTTTTGAAACAAGACCGCCAGATCTTAATACTTTCTTTATCAACTATTTGAACACAAACGGTTCAATTCAAAGATTCCAAGGTGGTGAAAACTTAACTATTACTAAGTACGTTTATAACGGTTCAGTTTTAGTTGATTCATTACAAGAAGGTGGTATTGGTGCACCAGCTGAAGATTGGCAAATCAACGTAACACTTCAAACAGATCCTGCCGGCAAATCATTTGGTATTCGTGCAAGTGCTGGTGTTGTTTTCCAGAAAGGCCATTTCTTATTTACACAAGATCAAACATTAGTTGTATCAAAATATAACGATCAACCTGACGATTTATCGGTTGGTTACGAAGTTGCTGAATCACTTGTAAGTTCTTTACAAGATTCATCGTTATACGATAATGCTCTTGGTTCAAATAACTTCAATGCTCCTGGCGCTGACAGACTTCAAATGGTACCAACTCTTGTAGTTAAACCTACAGCGACGGCTGATATTGATCCAGTATTCTTTACACTTATTCGTTATCAAAACGGTTCAGCAGTTACTCTTCGTGATGTTGCTCAGTTTAATTCTATTGCTGATGAAATGGCAAAAAGAACATACGAAGAATCAGGTAACTATATTCTAGACAGCTTTAAAGTTGATATGGATCGTAGAAACGATGAGCTTACTGCGCTTGTTGGTAAAGGTACAGCATATATCAAAGGTTTCCGAGTAGAAAACGGTGGTAAGGTAGACTTTACTATCGATGAAGTAGCTAATACTACTATTCAACAAAACCAAGCAACCTCAATTGATTACGGCGGTTATGTAGATGTTGTAGCAATTTCTGGTACAGTTGATACTAACTACGCAACAGTCCAGCTTAAAAATGGTGTAGGTGGTACAATCGGTTCTGGTTATGTTAAGAACCTAACACCTACAAGACTTTATTTGTGTGGCGTTAAAATGTCTTCGCCAAATTCATTCAGTGAAGTTGTAAAAGTAGTTGGATCAGGTGGCGAGATTACAGTAGCCGCAAACGATAAAGTAAAAGAAATTACTAAGACACCAGTTGTATTCGACACAGGCACACCATATATTAAATCTCTAGATGATATGGTTATTCCTGTAAGAGCAAACGCACCAGTTAATGTTAATAGCGATGAAATCGAACTTGTTGCTGGAGTTGACGAAGACTTTGCAGTTCATCAAGACGATATGATTGTAGTAGATTCAACAAATACACAAATCAATGTTGTAAGCGTTACTAAAACATTAAACAATTCAGTAATGACTATTGCGTTAGATCCAGGTGTTTCATCTCCTGGTGCAATTGTATATTTCAATAAGAGATTAACAAACGCAGAACCACATCCTAAAGCAGCAAAAGAAGTATATGTTAAAATTAATTATGCTACTAATACTCCAAAGTATAGCTTAGGATTCCCTGATGTATATAAAATTGTAAGCATCGATACAGGTCCTGGCGGAACAGATTTTACTGATAGCTTTAAATTACACACAGGCCAAAACGATCATTACTACGATATTTCATATCTTGAATATATTGCTGGTCGTCCACAACCTCAGAATGGTCAACAATTAGTTATTAAACTTGGTACTTTCCAACGCAATGTTTCACAGGGTTCTCACTTCTTTACAATAGACAGCTATCCTGTTGATGATGATTCAGCAGTATTACCGACAAACTTTATAAGATCTTCTGATGTTGATACTTACGAAGGCACTAATGGTGAGTTATATCAATTAAGAAATTGTATTGATTTCAGACCATATGCTGATAAAGACGTTAATGTAGATTATACTGATGTAAGTATTTCTTCAGCCGGAACACCAGCAACATCG